ATAAAATAAGTTGTTCCAATCCCTCCTCCTACTAACCCTGGTATCATTTGTCCAATTGCTGGTGCAATATCTCCTGCTAAATATCTTCCAGCAGGATTATTTACATTCTCTGTATTTTGTTGTATTTTTTTACTATTATTTTCTTTTTCATCTTGAATCTTTTTAGTGGTTTCATCACTTTCTCTCTTTATCTGCTCTCCTGTAATAATACGATTATTGATTGCTTCCTGTATTTTTTTTTCTTCTTCTGGATGTTTCTTTGCTCTTTCTTCTAATAGTTGTTGGTCTATTTTTTTCCAAAAATCTGCTCTATCTGCCTGTGTATTTGTTATTGTTCTACCTATTGTTTGTCCTGCACTCTTTATTCCATTCTGTAACCCTAACCAAGTATTTTCATTAATCTTTCCTATATCACTACCTGTATCTTTTATCGTATCTAAAAAAGTAAGCTTATTATTTCTTTTAAAGTTTTCATAATCTTCATTAGAAACTCTTTTTTTAGTCTTTAACATATCAGACATATTAAATGTATGCTTATTTATATCAAACTTTTTTTCATTTTGATGAGATTTAAAAAACTCTTCTATTAAATCTGTATTATTATTTCTTATATTTGATCTTGTTTGAATTTGATTCTCAATTCTCTGATTAACTTCCTTTTTTTGCTCATCTGTTAACTCTGATATTTTTACTATTTTCATGCTAACCTCCTTTTACTGCACTGATGCATATCCAAATTCTGCCAATAATTCATCTACACTTGAATAATGTTTTTTAGTTAAAGTAGAATACGTATTTTTTGATAATCCTGGACCTTGTACCACTTTTATAGAACTTATTAATTGTTCTGGTGTATATTTTGGTTCATTTTCTTTTGAATCATTATCTTTTAACTGTAAACTACCTGAACTGCCTTTGCTTTTACTCTTTGAACCTCCCGAACTACTTCTTCTTGACTGAGCCAAAGACAACTGATACTGTTTCTCCCACTGAGAATCTGCCACCTTATCACGTTCCTTTTGATAATTCATTTGTTCATTAAACTGATTCTCATTAAGAATCGTATTATACATAGACTGCCATAAATTATCATAAGAAGTATTTACACTTAACTTTGTATTCGTCAACTGTTGTAACAACTCATTCTCATACTGTAAGCCCTCCAAAGACAACTGTAACTGTGTTTGTAACGAATTATAAGCAATCTCCGCCAACGTTGCACTATTAGCAAGTCTCGCTTGCGTAATCTGATTATCATAATTCAAAATAGCATCATTATACGATTCTCTTGCAAGTGCAATTCTATTTTGATACGCATTATACATAGACACCTTTGAGGTTTCTTGATAACCGCTACCAGTTAAACCTTGTACCGCCATCTTCTCTGCATTAACTCCCGTGTCATTTGTTTGTCTTGCATAATCTACATAGGCACCTTTTTGTTCCTTCGTATAATCTCTTGTCGCTTTATCCTTTTGTTGATTGATTTCTGCTATTGTTTGATTCGTCTTCTGTTCTTGAATCTCTGCTTGTTTTGTTCCATAATCTTTACTAGCCTGTATTAATTCATTATATTTTTGTGAAGCACCCTGAGAAGCAGAATTATAATTTGCCTGTGCCTCATTAATCAATTGATTTTTTGTATTTGCCAAATTACTAAGTGCTGTATTATTTGGATCAACTGTAGCCATTTTCTACCTCCTATCTCTTTACCACATTTCCCAAATATGCCTCTAACGTACAAGAATACAACGAAAAAGGCACCGTTGATGAGAATCTCAACTGTACCGACTTAAACTTTTTCGCCTTAATTCTAGGTTTAACATATCCTTTTGTATTACTATTAAAAACTCCTATCGCTGTAAAACAATTATTATCTGTCTTTACCTGTAACTTTATTTTCGTACCCTCAACATCTATAACCGTTGCCTTCTTATTTGTCGTCTTCCACATCTGTGGATAATTCATCTCATCTGCAAGAGTCGTAAAATAAGCATTTACCTCTCTATCTGACTTTGTATTCGTCAATGTATAGATCTTTTTATCCGACCACAAATAAAGAACACCATTCTTTACTAACGCATTCTTTATAAACTCTTCAAACTCCCAATAAAACCACTCATACTCATAATGCTCATTATTTGTAAATAAACTCCTTGAATCGGCAAGATATATCTTATTACCTATGATTGTTAGTAAATAGCCTTCCCACTCCACTAACTTCATCTCCTTATAATCCTTCTCCTTCAACAATCGATTATCAACTAAACTACTTCTATGGGTAATTACTTGTTCTGTTGTCACATCTCCCGAAACACTTTCCATTACTCTATCACTAAAAAAACAAATATCGTCATTGAAATTTATTGCAGTTGCTATACAACCAATACTAATACTCGAATGTGTACTTGGATAAATCTTACCTGTTTCATCATCAATCGTAGGATTATGATAAAAAATAGTCGTATTCGTTTGACTCGGTTCTTTCATAACCCACAAAGCATTATTCCCAGCAACTAAAGCCTTTATTTTGCTATCATCCACACCTTCTGTATAATAATCTGTATCACTACAATAATTAGGCAAATTCAAACTACAATGCCACAATAAATTCGGGTATTCTGGATTCCCACTAAAAAATACTCTATTATCAAAAACTTCAACCAACGTACATTTTTCTATCTTCTCTCGATACCCTTCCACAACCTTTTTAAATTGTATCACTACATTATCTTGCCCATCTGTCAAAGGTTTGCTTGGAGCTTCTTTAAAAATAATCTTTCCTTTTGTAGCGTCATATATATATTGTGTTTTATCAATTACATCGCCATCAATTGAAACAACAGGTATATAATCATCATCAAATGATTCCACGTCTAAAAAATACTCTGTACTTTCTCCATCACTACAAAATTGGTTCTTCCTTAATCCTGTCAACAAATTCACATCTTCCAGCACTTTCCCTTCACCAGTAGGAGTCTTACTAATAGTCGTAGTTGGAATATACCCTTCTACTTCTTTTACAATTTCTCCATCATATACCAAATAATGAACTCCGTCTTTGATATATAATAATTTTCCATAAATAAAAAATTTACTATCCTTTTGTGCCATATACTCATAGATCAACTTATCTTCATCATATAGTTTTGTACCAATATGCAATATCATATCTTCATTAAACATATAAAATCCATATATTTTTTCTTTACATTCTTTTATAATTTCTAACTCTGGTCTAGTTTCTATACAATTGCCATTACTTCCTTTATAATTCTTCCAGACATTTAAAGCATCTGGAGAACGAAAAATAGCAACCTCATCTTTCCTACTACTAAAATCAACACCACGAAACCCTTGATAATTTCTAAAAACCAAACTACCACTAGAAGCACTACTCAAAGAACTTGACATTAAACCTCAACTCCTCCACTTATATAAACACCACCTAAAGCATTTCTACTATCCAATCTTTGTAACAACTGTTGATATCGTTCACTATATAATTTACCATAATTAGCAGAAACATCTGCTTTTAACAAGTCTCCAGCCACTCCATAAACCATACATTCTAAAGCATCTGTATCTAATTCAAATTCATAGTCATCTTCTGTGTCCTGATCAATTTGTTCTGGATATTTAAAATAGTAAATTCTAGCAGTTCCTTCCTCTGTAAAAACAACTTGTTTTCCTATAACAATACTCTCTACACCTCTAATAACATCAATTTGATAAATATCTGCATCAATATCAGTCATAGCAACTTCATATTCTTTTTCATCCTTGTTAAATTTTATATTCATTGTTGTGGTAGCTGGTATTTTCTTAAATCTACAAACTTCATTCATAACCTGATTCACAACACCATTCATTTTATTCGCTAAATCCATATCCTCTGTTAAATCGTCTGCATCTTCGTTATATTCCTCTATCAAAGCATATACTTTTGTCTTAAACTCCTCTAAAGTCATTCTTCTATACCTCCTTGTCTAAATCCTTAATGCATTCTAGATCCTCCAATGCTTCTCCTATTGTTACATATCGCTCAACTGGAACAACATAGCCCCTTTTCTCATCTTCAAAAAGAACTGTCATTCCTTCTTTTAGATAAATAATTGTTTTTGTCTCTGTTTCAAAATTATCTGCCTCACGTTTTTCTATTTGAATGAACTTTAAATCTTTTAATCTTTGTTTTAACTTCCCATCTTCTCTTTCAAAATTCAATTTTGTATCTTTGTTTACACTTACTCCTCTATAAATTGTCACATCTGGACTTTTCATATAATTTCTCATAAATTTATTCCTCCTTTTCGCAGTCGTAGGAATTGCACCTACCAAATCTTTTACCACGATATAAAAGGAGCATTATTGCTCCTTGTTTATGATGCTTTCTGCGTTGGTGTTGTTTGTTCTGTTGTGGTAGTTCTCTTATCTGCTATTTTCAATACTTGAATTCTATCATTATCAATAACTTTAGCACCGAAAGTATCCAGTCCCCTAATAATATCCTTAAATCTCTTTTCTGCTCTCAAAGCCTCTACTTCATTAATTTGACCAGCAAAAGCAATTGCTTTCTTGCCTCGGATATCACAATAGGTATGATTTCCATCATTCTTCATATTGTTACTCATAATAACTTTAAAATCATCATACACACCAACCATTCCTTTTTTTATGTATTCTGGATTATTGGTTGAAAGTGTAATCAATTCATTTTTAAATTTATTATAAACTTTTGGTGTTATTTCGATAACACCTTCTTCATCGAAATTTCTTTCTCTTAAAGCCACAATACCATCATCTATTCCATTCTTTATAGCTTCTTGGCTCATAGTCGCAATCGTAGTCACATTTGTTCCCGTCGCTATTAAATCAGCAACATAGCTATCTCTCTTAACCGCTAAACCATGAACCGCCTTTTCTTGGTATTTTTCTTTTAATCCTGGTACAGACTGTGCTTGATTGACATCATCAACATAGAAAGCAAAATAATTTGCTTGGTCTATTGTTAATAATTGCCCTTTATCGCTCATTTCTTCAATATCTATATCTTTTGTACTATCATAAGCACCAATTGTTGGCTCTCCTACACCTAAGATTTTTACAGACTGTGCATACTTACAGTCCCCCTCATAATCACGTAAACAATTGTCTACCAATTTACATTTTACTTCCAAATCATCTTGGATTTTTTTACTCCATATTGTTTGAATAAAATTTGTTACTGCCATTTCCCATCAATTCCTTTCTTTTTTGAAACGAAAAAAGCACTACCATTTTGTCATAGAATTTTCTACAGCTTTAAATAACTTTGGATTTTTATTAAAATCTTCTCTTGTATACTTCAAGGCTTCTTCCCTTGTATAAAACTCTTTTACTTCATTGCTTTTTGCTGGCGTTCCTTTCATACTTCCCATCGTTTCTATTTTCTTTTTTGGTTTTACTTTTTCGTACATTTCGTACTTTTCTTTTAGCGATAGTGTCGGATTTAATTTATCCGAAAAATCTTTAAACTCTTTATCCTTCAAAATTTCCTCTCCTACCCCTATTGCTTTTAAGTCTCTTATAGACTCTTGTCTTGTCCTCTCTTCCGCAAGTTTTGTAAATACTAGCTTTTCTTTAGAAGTCAAATTATCTGCTCCCTTACTAGCAAGTCTATCTACCTCTTTAACTAATACCTCATAGCCATCTTCTATGATTTCATTAGCTTCTGCATTTGCTAATATTCTTTCTTGCCTGCTTGTCAATTTTTGTTCTGGTATATTAACACCTTTCTCTTTGTAGAACTCTGTTAACCTTTCTGTAGCTTCGCTTATATCATTTGTACCAAGCCCAGCATTTAACACATTCTCTACTTTGGAATACTTGTCCTCATATTCCTCTCGAATTCTTCTTTCTTGTCTTGCCACTCTGTCTTTTACAATCTCATTTAACTCTTCTTGTGTAAATGTTTTAACTTCTTTTTCGTCCACTACTTTATCATTATTATCTATTTCAGTAGTTTCTGCGGTCTCCGTTCCTTCTACCTTATCCTCTAATTCTTCTGTAGATAGAGTATCTACATTTTCAGCATCTGTAGTTTGTTCTACAATTTCCTCATTTTCCATTTTAAATCCCTCCGTTTATAGTCTGTCGACTTTAATCTCCAGTAGCTTTTACCCTCATCACAGTTTGGAGCTTATAACAATTATGCTACATAGGTTTCTTCTGGTTGTACCTCTTCCTTACCAACCTCTTGTTGTGCTGTAGCAATTTGGCTAGCTTGTCCATGAATATCATTATTAATAAACTGGCTTGCTCTTTGTTTTAACATTTGTGCCTTAGCATTAATTTCTGCAATCTTTCTTTGTTCTTCCTCTGCTTGTTCTATAATATCCAGTAATTTCTGTTTTGGCATAACACTATCATCTGACAAAGCATTCACATACAATTTTAATTGTGGTATCATCTGTGGATTAAAAAATCCACCTTTTAACAGATTTTCTAAAGATAATTCTTGTGCATACTTATCAAAAGCAGACTTTGGCGTAATATCTACTTTGACATCTGCTTGTAACTGTTTCATAACGGTAGAAGGTATTTTTACTAATTGTGTATACGCTTCATTCGTCTGTGAATCTGTTTGCGTTTCTTCTAAAGTTAATCCATCTGGTGTGTATACAATCCACATATCAAGCCAAATTCTTGCTAAATCTTCAATAAACTTCTTCAATCCACTTAATTGTCTTACTAAAGGTTGTTGTGACGCCTGTTGAATCGCTAAAATAGCCTTACCACTTGCTTTTTCTGGATCAACTCCACCAGTTGCAACATCACTAGCATTTTTCAATTCTCTGGTTATACTAATCAGATTTTGTATTAAAGTTTGAACATCTCCACTCATCTGTGCTGGTTGTATATTACCAAAAATCTTACTCACATCATCAATGGTTGTTCCATTTTTTGTTTTAATAATTCCACCAATTTGATTTACAGCACTAGGATTTTGAATCTTATCCATATTTACAACCTTTTGTGGATACGAACTTTGTTTTACTGCTAACAGCATTCTTGCTAATGTTTTATTCAATTCTATTTGATTCGGAATTAAATACCTTACTTCTCCTTCTCCTCTTGCACTTCCCTTCTTCTGTTTCCAAATAAAATGTGCTATCGGATACAAAGAAAGCCCTGTATTCGTATCTTCTTTAATCTCTACATACTTCACAGACTTTGCAAAATGTACAGTTCCTTCTTCTTTCCACATTTTTGTAATAAGCGTACACATATCTTCTTTTTCATATTTTGCGTCGTCCCCTGCCTGTTCAAAGTTATCATTATCAACACCAATTAAGGCAATCTTTTCTTTACTAACACCAGCCTTAATTGCCATCTGTTCTACTGTAATCAATGGTAATCTCTGTTTAATTATGATATATGGCTGTTTTTGTATATCTGGTTCATTTTCATTTCCATACTGCACATCATTTTTACTTAATACTTCATTCTTTGGACTTTGTGTGTCTTCGTCATAATCCACATATATAATAGCCTCATCATTAATAGCAGAATCATCTGACAATTCTCTTATCTTTAAATCCAAACTATCTTTTTCCCAAACCTTTGTAGCTTTCTTATTTAACAACTCACAAGTATTTTCTGCCGTCTTTCTAAACTCTCTATTCTCAAAATTCTCACTCGAATAATGAATCCCCCATAAGTTATTATTAATCGTACTAGTTTTATAATTAACTATCGTCTCTATAAAATTAAACTGTGCTTGCTCTATTCCATTTATCTTGGCACCTTCCCATTGGTTACCAGAATAAAATCTATAATTCTTATCTGTATCTGAAAAAATAT